TAGGCGTTCTCTGAGTAGGTGCAGGCGGTGTCCAGATTATCTTCGCTGAATGACATGGGACATTATTATAGGCAAAAAAAAGCCCAGAACAAGTCTGGGCTCACAAATTACAACAAGGGAAAAACAGATAATATAAAACCGATCTCACGGTTCTAGGACACTTTACGACGGCGTTTAAGGGGTGTCAAACGTTTGTCGGCAGCCTCCCAGCCGCGTTTGTAGGACGCATAACGGCCTTTGCTCATATCGGGGTATGGTCCTCGTGCCGTGGTCAGTGGGGGGCATTTCATTTGTCTTCTCCGGTGTTTTCGTTAAACCAAAGGTCGAAACCTTTGTTATTTAATTGCATCTGTTTATATTCGTCCATGTCGGCGCAGACTGACTTTTTAAGGTTCAGAAAAAGCTTCATCCGAATTTTCTTTCTTTTCTCGTTGAACTTGTTTGATCATTTGCTCAGAACATTTGACGTAATCGGAGGGATTGACGCCTATGTCAGAGGACATGCGGGCCGCGAGCCGTTGGCAGGCAATCATGGCGTAGCTTAAAGGGACATCGTAGTGCCTGGCATAAAACACGTCCATTATAGAGGCTTCTACGTCATCCAAGGTGTCGAAGATTTTTTCTGCGGTTTTCTCGTTCATTAATTTGACCCCCTTCGCACGTCATCGATATACCGGGTTAGTCTATCGATGTGCTTTCTTAAATGGTCGGTATCGTCGAGGATATTTTTAGCAAAGCTCAAAACTTCTTCGAAGTCTCGGTTAAGCTGCGCGTGGCGCATGGCGCTGTAGCTTATGTCTTCTTTCTCTACTGTTTCAGTCTCCATAGGACCTCCTTCGTTAAATGGACGGCCAGTATACACACATAAAATACCCATATTCAACTTGTTTTACCCAAGAAAATCGTATAAATTTATGTTTTTTCGGGAGACACAACATATGGCGGGTAGACCAGCTAAATGGCCACAAGAACTTGTGGATAAGGTTAGACAAGCGAGAAACGTAGAGAACCGCAAAGTTGATTGGATTGCGGAAAAATATGGTGTACCCATAGATACGGTGCGAGACTGGGTATATCGAGGAAAGCGAGCTACGCCATATGAAGAAGCCCGACAGTGAGTACCAGTGTTCTAGATGTAAGGAAATGTTTTCCTTAGAACCAATTATCTACCAGTTCTTGGTTGAATCCGGGGCGCAAGTAGAGTCTATCCTGTGTTATGCGTGCCTGGGACAGTTAGAAATGGTTAATGGCGATCTTGAGTTTCCAATTTATCATTGAGCCGGTAGGCGAGGTCCACGAGTTCTTTTAGCTCTGCCACGCTCTCGTTAAACCGTTCAATGGCCTCAAAGACCTTGTCCGCTTCCTCTTCGGTAAATTTAATCGTTACTTTTGTTCCCAACTTCAATCGCCTTATTTGGTCGGTTGGCCTCGTGCTTCACGCCTAGTAACGCTTGCCACATCTGAAGTTTCTTGACGTCTTCGGTGTTAGCCGCGCCTTTTTCGTGGATTTGTCGCTCTACTTTTTCAAAGGCTTGTTTAAACTTTTGTTCAATCGCGAACATTATAATAATCCTTGACCGAAAAGATGGTGTCTTCTTCTTTTGGATCGGGTTTATTCTTCTCTCGGTGTTCGATTAAACGATCCTTAATGTAGCGTCGGTCTCTATCCGAAAGGTTTTCGTTTTTCCACGCTTCAAATACCACGCGCAGTTGGCCGCTAATGGTGCGTCCCTCCACGTCAGCAATGACTACGATCTCTTCGTAGACGTCTTTTGGAAGCAGGACGCTTTTCCACTTGTTTGTATCCATCGGTTTCTCCAAGGCTAATATCTGCGATTATATAAGATTAATCGACAGATTCAAAATCTCCCCAGTTTGGGCCCATTTCAATGTCACACTTGTTCGGGACCACTAGCGGTATGGCGTTTTTCATAGTTTCAGACAGCTCACGAGCCTGTTCCACGGACTTTACGCTGAAAGCCAACTCATCATGCACCTGGAGCAAAGGCACCGTACCGGCCTTGTAGACGTCCACCATAGCCTGTTTGGTCATATCTGCGGCCGCCGCCTGGATTAAACGGTTCAATGATTTATAGGTGTACGCCCTGCGAAGACGGGTCGTCGGCCCATATTCGTTTATTGCGTCCTGGTAGGGCAGAGCCTTATTCATTTCAAAGGCGTCCGGTTCCCATAAATCAAACCGGCACTTACGGCCTCCCAGGGAGCGTATGGAGCCGCTAGAGCGTTTATCGTCCAGGGAGCGTTGTACCCCTTGCATCAATCCTCGAACGAACGGGACGCGGTCGTGGTACTGCGTGGTAAGCTCCTTGGCCTCTGGAAGGGTAATGTCTAGCTGCTGCGACAATTTATTGACGCCCATCCCGTACATCATTGCCAAATTTATGACTTTCGCCTGTTTGCGGGGGATTTCGGCCATATCTGCAACCATGCTGTGAAAATCCATATTCGGGTTTTCGTTGTAGGCTTCGACAAACTCTTTGACGCCCGGCAGGTCCATGTTCTTGTACTCCGAGAATGCGTGCGCGTAGTGCGTCAGTATGCGTGGCTCTTGCTGACTGAAGTCTATTGCAGCCCACTGCTCGCCTTCCTCTGGTAAAAACAATCTACGGATCATAGGTCCTAGCTCCGGGTCGCGAGCCGGGATTTGTTGAAGGTTTGGGTTGCTCATTGATAGACGGCCGGAAACGGTGCCCCCGCTGTCTGATCGCAGTTGGTTGATATGCCCATGCACGCGGCCATCCCTACCCACAAACTTCAATATGGAATCTATGAAAGTGCCCTGTATTTTGTTCAGGTTACGCGCTTCCATGATTAACTTAGCCAGTTCGGAGGGGTGTTCCGAGAGAAACGCTTTAGTGAAGCTTGGCGCGCCTTTTTCTGTCCTTGCGTATTTAATGTTCTGTTTATCAAACGCCTTAGCGATAGAAGCAGCCGCCCAGATTTCCACATCAGCGCCGTTGATTTCCTTGAGCCGTTTGCGGGCGGCCTTCTCACGTTTTAGAAGTTCTTGCTTGGTGCGCTCCGCCTGGTCTGTATCGACTCGGATACCTCGATAAGTCATGTCTACGAGGCACGGCAGCAAGTTAGTTTCCAATTCCCAGATTTGCCATAGGTCTTCTCGGTTCAATAGGGTCTTGAGATGTGACCAAAGCTCTAGGGTAATCTCAGCGTCAACCTCCGCGTAAGGCCCCACATACATCGCGGGCAGCTTCCACATCTCACCCTTGGGGTCCACGCCAAACTCGCGTGCTGCTTCTGTCAGGGTCTTCTCAGACTTGGTCTTGCCCAGGTAGTCGTAACACAGGGCGTTCAGGCTGTAGGAAAATCGGTTCTCGTCTACAAGCGCAGCGGTCATCATCGTGTCGATCACACGGCCTTTAACCTCAAAACCCATCGCACGTATCCAGCCCAGGTCATATTGAGCGTTGTGCATGATCTTGTCTGCCGGAGACTCAAACACCTTTTTTAAATATTTATTGATGATGCGCTGGTCCATGTTGCCGCCACCCAGGTGACCTACAGGGAAGTAACCCTTCCACCCAGGGACCGCTATGGCATAGCCCACCACCTCGCCGTTCTTTGTGGCCCAGCCCGGGCCGTTCGACTTGATGTGTGGATCGCGTGTCTCAACGTCAATTGCTATTTCTTTAGCGTTTAAAATTTCTTCTGGAAAAGGATGCTCTGGGGGCAGCCAATCTGTCTTCTGAGCGAACATCGCCATCTGTAAGTTACCGGGCATTTTCTTCTACTCTCCAAATAGTTTCTCGGCCTATTGCTTTACTAAAGTGTGTGCAGTGTTGGCAGTACCAACCTTTCCTGACGTTGTTTTCCACATCCACAACGGCTGTGGCGGTGCTACCGCAGGCATCGCATTTGTTGTAGTGCAAAGGGTCAATCTCGTCTTTTTTCATAAGTTGTAAGCTCTTTCATAATTCTCAGGATCGACGATAAATAAATTTTCTATTGTTCTAGTGACACCAACATAAAAAACGCGGTGCAAATCGTCGGGAGGGGTTCGTAGGGCCGCGGGGCTCAGATCAAGCAGTAGAACAACGTTCTCTGCTTCTCCTCCCTTTGTGCCGTGGATCGTGGACAATTTGATACGGGGTAATGCATTAAACTTTTCTCCTCGTCTCAATAATGATGTGATGTAGGCGCGGTCTACCGCAGGAATTTTGTCCATTGCGACATGCCATATCATGCTGTCATCCGCCATTAGACCGTGTTCTTTCTGCAATAGTTCAAGAGTGAATAACTGATCGTCAGGAGCCACTATCTTTTTCTTCCCACGTGCGACGCGAACGCCGTTGCCGGACATGTAGCTATATATTGTTTCGGCGGTCTTGAGGGACACAGGGCGTCCTTTACGCATGGATTCCCAACCGTTCACTGCAATCGACAGACGCTCGGAGATGGACCGTGAGCCGTTGCGCTCGAACAGGTATCCGCCTGTCTTCAGTTGCTCGGCAATAGGGGACAGCATGTAGTTGGCTTGGGCCATGACTAGCCACTCGCCTTCCGACATGTCTAGCTCTTCCAAACTGGTCAGTCTTCTGACGCTGCCTTCTTGGGGTTTAGGATTATATTTTTTTGGGAATCGTCTATGTATTCTCGAAACAATACTTTCTGCAAGTCGATGGACAGCTTGTGGGATTCGATAGGATTGTTCCAATACCTCACTTCCGCCGGGCAGGTTGATGAACTGATCAACATCTGCACCTGCCCATCTATAGATAGCCTGATCGTCGTCTCCGGCGCAGTACATGCGTTCTGCTTTTTTGTCGATGGCATGAGCGATATCCCACTGTAAGGGTGAAAGGTCCTGGGCTTCATCCAAAAAACAAAGCTTGAAGTGAGGACACACCCTGGCTGCATCCTTTACAAATAGCTCAAGCATGTCCGTATAGTCCAATAAACCGTGGAACTGCTTGTACTCTGCGTAGGCCGCAGCAATGTATTCAACCTCGGGCCACGATTCGTCTAATGAAGTTTGGTTGTACTCTGAACGCAACGTAGTCTTTTTAAGGCGAGACAGGTTAATAAGTCCTAACACCGGGTGTTCTAAAAGATTAGATGAAGACTCTTGTTCAAAATCGTAGTGCGGTTTAATACTAAGAGGTATTTTTATTTTTTTAGAAAGATCATCGAAGTTTTCTTTCTTCATTAGATCGTGATCGCGTATACCAAGTGCGCGGTAAGCAAAGCTATGCAACGTTCTAAAATGCGGCAGGTCAGCCTTTTCATTAAGTTGAAAACGACGGGCGGCGCGTTCCCTCGCCTCGCCCGCCGCTTTCCGGGTGAACGCAAAAAATGCAATGTCTTGTGACGACATACCTGCTTCTAATGCCTGGTCGACATAGTTAAGAAGCGTAGTTGTCTTCCCAGTCCCGGGAGGACCAAATATACGAAACATTAAAACGGCTGCGGATGAGCAGAAGAAATTCCGTTGGGCTTTATAGCGCCAATGGGAGCAGCGTATGCGGGTATGCTCCACACCCTCACTGCTTTTCCGCTAATCTTTAAAGAAGTTGATTCGCCGTTTATGTCTCGTAAACGCTGGGCAATCTTATGACTTTTGTATTCAAAGAAACGATGCTTGTGCAGATACGCGGTAAAATCTTTAATGCGAAAGTAAGTTCGCTCATCGTCTTCATTAGTGTATGGGCGGCGCAGCAGAATCTCTTCCCTGTTGTCTGCTTGCTGCATGACTGTGCAAAACTCTTCTAATAAATCGTAGAACTGACCGTTGATAGAGGCGTCCTGCGACACTTCAATGATGGCACCGTCTGTATCGCTCATCTCTGACAGCAACCCGTTTATACGGGCCTCCCACATGTCTTTCTTGACACTCTGCGGCATGAAGTTTAGCTGTTCGACACAGGCACGTTGAAACGCCGTCTGGTTCATCAGAGCGTCTGTATCTAGCTCTAACGGAAAGCCGTTAACATCCATAAACCACACAGGGGGAGTAGAGTTGTACTTGCGAAGATTCGCAATGGTCGCACCCGATACTGCGGCTTCAATGCCGTACTTCCTCGTCTTACAGACCTCGGCATTGCAGTAATCACAGATCGGGGCGTCTTTGCACTTGTAAGCGTAATCTTTCTTCTGAAGCTGTTTCGCTACAAGATTAACTTCGGAGAGAGGAAGTGGAGGTTCGAAGTAGCGCGTATTATACGTTAAAATCTCAGATTCCCAACTATCTGGGAAAGCTTTGCGTAAGTACACACCAACGTTGAAGAGCCCATTATTCCGTCCACCTTCGCTTATTTTCTGCGTGCAAAGCGTTTGTAAACAGGGCGGACCATCTTTGACAATGATGTTAGTGTCCGCTTCTTCTATGGTTATGCTGTCAAGCTGCTCCGGTTCTTGAGCGTATTGATCGTACAACCCAAAGAATTCTTCGATTGTACCGGACTGCCCATCATCTTTAATGACATAGCGCAACCCTTCCTCCGCATCATAATACGGAAGGTTTAAGAAATTACCTACGTCACCCCGGTCCAGGAACAACTTGACTTGTTTAGGAAATATTTCACTACCGCCGTAGCCTAAGCTTGCAGCAATAGTTTGTAAGGTCTCCTGCATCTTCTTTGCAGTAACCCATTCCTTTGTAAACAAAAAACAGTGAGCGCCTCCTGACTTAGAACGGCACACGACAAGCGGCAGCTTCATGCTACGCACTTTGTCTACTAGCTCTTTGTGATCTAACGGGTACTGATCAACGTCGACACAACCCCACTTACACTGGTTGTCTTCGTTGATCGGTATAATTCCAATTGCTTCACCCTCTCCGCTTAAATGACCGAGCCAGGTGTCCTTTGTTCGTGGCGTTTTAACAACGGTTGCCTTACCGGTATTCTTTCCATTTTGCGCTTTGCGATCTATCCGATATGTGCCGTAAGCTTGCTTTAGTCCGTCAAAGATAGCCGCAAATTTCTTAGCGTTATCAATCATGTTTCACCCGAAAAACGGGGCCTTTCGGCCCCGTATTAATTACCACGGAACGTCGTCAGAATTACTGCCGTCGTCACCCTCCTGCTCGTGCTTAACAACTACGTCGCCTGCGCGGATGCTCTTGGCAAACTCGCGTGCGTGTTGATACGCATCGACCTGATTTGTTTCAGCCAACGACTCCTCAAGCTCAACACTCCAACCCCACCAATCGCCTTTGTTGTTGTTCTCGTGCTGTGTCGTAAGCTTATATGTGTACGCAAAACGTGGCGGCTTGAATATGCCGTTCGCACCTTGCATCGTGCGACTGCTAACCACCGTGTTCCACGCTCTGGACTTCTTGAGCTGTGTAGATTTCATCGGTATCAAAGCCGCTTCCAGAGTCCCATCCTCTTGTTTTATAAGAACAAAATGCTGGTGCGTCTCTTCGATGTAATTACCACTACCGCCTACAATCACGTCTTTGTTGGTGGACGGATCACGCTCTGTTTCAGGGCGTTTATCATCCTTCTGATAAATGTTAACGGGAGCCCCAGGACCTGATCCACGCGGAGCCCATTCGATAAACACACGCTGATATGCACAAGGAATAACAGTGACACCGTCTTCCGGTTTCCACTGCTGCCCTGTTACTTCCTGCAATATCGTGCCGTTATCCTTATCAATTTTAAGGAATGGAATCTTGACGTCATCTTGATCAAGAGTCTCACCCATAGTCTCAGCATCGGCCTCAAATAGCGAGACTGCCGCCAACTCCGTACTAGCCTTTTCGGCCACTTCTTTTTTCTTTGCTTCTGCCATTTTTCGTTAACCTTTTTTAATGTTTGCGCGTTGACCCACATAAGCTCCGAACAAGTCCATCGGAAACTGCTTGCCCGATTCAACCTGGTCTTTTACAAATGCTTTCAGGGTCTGTGGATGGATGTCCCGCTTCTGTGCGGCAGGGTAGCCCTGACCAGCAAGAGAGGACATGAGGTCATTAGCCATTTGGTCTTCGCCGCGACCAAATTGACAACTAATAACATTCTTGATGATATCGTCATACCCATTTTCTTGCAGCCAACCATAGGCAGAATCTCGGTTTTCAACCTTGATATAAGCGCCATACGTTGGTTTTAGTTCGACTTTGGAACCGTCTTCTAGTTCCATTTTGGATACGCCGACTTCGTGTAGCAAAGCGGGAAGGTCTTCGTCGGTCAGCTTCAGCAAATCTTTCTTGCTCTGTTTGAGCTTACTGTCTAAGAGTTCTATTTCGTCTTGCTTGTTTCGGACAGCTCTTGCAACTTCAGCAATGCTGGCCACGCCACCGGTATCGAGGGATTCTACGGCAGACCCACCGGACTGATCTGCTTCCATTTCTGCAAAGAGGTCATCGACCATCGTTTTTCTCCTTTCGTGATTAAAGGACATGTTTTGCCCTTGCGGAGGAGGATAATAGTCCCATATAATCTCAGAAGTCAAGTGTAAATAGAAAGCCATGTATAAATTCAAAACAACACCTTACGAACACCAAAAAACTGTCTTTGACCAGTCTTGGACGTCTAGCATGTATGCGCTGTTTATGGAAATGGGCACGGGTAAATCCAAGGTAGCGATAGATACCATGGGCGCTCTGTTCAAGCGCAAAGACATAGATACGGCTCTTATCCTGGCACCCAAAGGCGTCTACGATAACTGGGTCAGGAAAGAAATACCGGCACATCTGCCCGACGACATACCCACTCGGATAGTGCGTTGGCAACCCAACTTCACCAAGAAATTTACCAAAGAAATCAAAGACATAGCTTTGAGAGAGAACCGTGAGCCGGGGACGTTGCACATTCTGATTATGAACATAGAAGCGTTGTCCACGAAGAAAGGGGCGGCCTCTGCGATCAAATTTTTGCAGCTAAACCCAGACAACATATCTATCGTTGATGAAAGCACCACGATCAAAAACCGCAAGGCGCAGCGGACTAAAACGGTGCTTGAGATCGGCCGAGCGTCAAAATACCGACGCATCTTGACCGGTAGCCCCATTACCAAAACGCCCATGGATTTGTTTAGTCAGTGTGCTTACCTGGGCGACGATGCTCTGGGCTACACCAACTACTATGCTTTTCAAAATCGCTACGCCGTGACGCAGCAGCGGAGCATGGGCCACCGCAGTTTTCAGAAGATTGTTGGCTTTAGACGTCTTGAAGAGCTTACCGACAAGCTAGACCAGTTCAGCGCCCGAGTGTTGAAGCGTGACTGCTTAGACTTGCCGGACAAGGTATATATGGCGCGCAACGTGCCGTTGACCACGGAGCAGGTGAAGGTATACGGGCAGATGAAAGAACTGGCCCTGGCCCAGATGGAGGGTGGCGAGTTAGCCACCACCGCGTCGGTGCTTACACAGATCATGCGCTTGCAGTCTATTGTTTGTGGGCACTTACGAACGGACGACGGTGAGATACAGAGCATTAAGAACAACCGCCTGCCTGAACTGATGAACGTCGTGGAAGAGGCGCAGGGCAAAGTAATTATCTGGGCGACGTTTACGCAGGACTTGCTGAATATCCAAGAGGCGTTGTCCGAGGTGTACGGAGAGGACTCTGTTGCTATTTACTACGGAAGCACGCCACAGGATGAGCGGCAGGACATTGTGGATAAATTCCAAGACACCGAGTCTCCGCTTAGATTCTTTGTTGGTCAGCCCAAGACAGGCGGGTACGGTATCACTCTTACTGCTGCGGACACGGTGGTTTACTATTCTAATTCTTATGACCTGGAACTTAGGCTACAGTCTGAAGACAGAGCGCACCGTATCGGCCAAGAAAATAGGGTCACGTATATTGATTTAGTTTCACGTGAAACAATAGACGAAGTGATACTGAACGCGCTACGCCAGAAGATTAATCTGGCGAGTACAGTTCTGAATGAAGACTTCGGTGAGTGGCTGCGTTAGCCCTGTCCGCGTATTATTCCGCTTGTTATATCTGTGGGAAACAACTCTGCAAACTGCCTACGACTTTGCTGTAGATTAGATTGCGGTGCAGCCGCTTGTGGCCTGGGGGCCGCGGGCTGTGGTTGTGGTGCTACCTGCCGAGCCATGGGAGCAACAGGACGTCGGGTCTCTCCCTGGATGGTCTGACTGATAGGAACGGGACGTGTGGTTTGCTCTACCGCTGCGGGCTGCCTATCTGCACCGGTCGGTGTTCCACGGTACTTGGAAGGCTCTAAGATGTCCGCCAGGGCACGTCCACCGGCTGTTGTCAGAACAGCTTT